CTGAACTACAACGGGTGCTATCGCGTTTTCCCTCGGGGCGATCTTATGGGTGATCCCGATCCCATGTCATGTTTCTTGTTAGGCAGGTAGACATCCGGCCATGGGGCAATGATCATGTCCCATAGAGTTGTTCAGGCGAACTCCACGCCCTTCGGTTTGAGCAAGAAACCGGCATATCCTCAACATCCCACTCGCGGACAAGGCCTGCGTAGTGGTGGTAACACTCGGCGGGAATCTCAAGATTCACATCCAATCGGTCACTAGCAAAGGAGTAACGCTCCGCATGTTCGTACCACAAAGCTGGCACAATCATCCGGAAACTCCAGTGATCTAACGGTTGGATCCCTTTCAGGGAGCCGAGATAAGACTCTATACTGAGTTGTACCTCGATGGAAATACCATACAATTTCTCTACAAGTAGCCGGGTGTTCATCCCTGGCTCCCTGCGCGGTATGCATCCCGCTTGCATGGCGGCCTCAATTTTCTGTCGCGTATACAGATCATAGAAACCTTTTCTGGCTATTAAACGCCGCATCCTAACACTGGTATGCGGTGTAACTCGTACCCCATAGCGACCTAGTTCCGCTATGATGGGGCAGCCCGGATATTGAAATGACAGGGAAAGAGCCTTGCAGCGGAGCAGCATCATCAATTTCTGACAACGCGCTCTTGCGTACGTACGCTGCGCCCACCCAAAATTAACTAAAACCTTGCGTGGATCCGTGACGTTGATACGATCGAAGGGATCAAATACCAAGCCACAGAAGGATGCGGTGGAGATGGTGTCATGCACCTCCATCTTAATGAATAAGCCCAAGCGGGCAAAATCCTCTTCCGTCGGGGGCGTCCCGATCATGGTAAAGAGACCATCGTCTCCTTCAACCACTCCTAAAACCTCACGGCAGCCTGCTTCAGCGCAGACGAACTGCATCAGCATCAGGTTCGAAAACCCGTTGCCTAGCGAGGTGCACATTTCGCCGGACATTCTGGTGGCATCTACCATCACCTTGAAGTCCTTAAAGACACACAAATTTTGCCCACCCAGCACTTCACGTACCAGGCGCATGAACTCCCCACCATCGGGTAAGTATTGCGTCATATATGAATAAAGCTCAAATTCACAGGCTTCCATCAACTCGCGCACAAACAAACTCTCAAAAGCGGTATAGTCTGTCGCAACATATTTGGCTCCTTCACGGTGCAGATAGCTCATTATATAATCAGGGCGATCTGCAACTGGAACATGCTTGATAAAGGCTTTGTGTCGATACACTTGCTCTTCTATCAGCTTAAAGA